CATCAACCACGGCACGAAGAACACGCTGCTCCAGTCCAGCACGTTCGCCGCGCCCTACATCGGTGACATCGCCAGCGAGAACCTGCTGTACACGGGCACGCTCCCGCAGCAGATCCTCAACCTGGACGTGATGGTCTCCCGCCAGGTCCCGGCGGGCAACGCGATCATCATGCAGCGCAACCGCGCAGGCTTCTTCGCGGACGAGCTGCCGTTCATGGCTGGCCCGCTGTACCGCGACGAGCCGCGCAAGACCTGGCGCTCCGACACCCAGCGCGCAGCCGCCATCGGCCTGGACCAGCCGCTGGCGATCGTGCTCCTGAGCGGAGTCTGATGCCAGCACAGCGACCAGCCGCAGGCCGTCTCCCCGAGCCGCCGCAGACGTTCGCGGCGGCATCGGAGCAGACGCCGCTGTCCCAGGCCGAGCTGGAGCAGATGAACCAGCTCCTGGCGCGGGCCAGCCAGGCGCAGACGCCATCGAACCGTCCGGGTGACCCGTACATCGCGGTGATCAACCTGAACGTGCCGAGACGCGGCACCGACCCGCTGCGGGGCTCGGACCTGGTGATGGCGGGCGATACGGTCAACCTCACGCCCGAGGAAGCGGCTGGCTACCTGCGGTGCGGGCCTGGCGACGGACGCCGGATACCGGTGATCCGCCCGGCCAGCGGGCCGAAGTCCACCAGCGAGGCACAGCAGCGGGTGCCGCCACGCGCGGTGTCCGGCCAGGTGCGCGCTCCGTCCATCCCGCCGCCGGGCACGGACCTGCCGATGCCCGATCCGGTCGGCGCATCGGCGGTGCTCCAGCAGGAGACCATCCCGGAGGCCAGCGAGCCGCAGCCGGGCAGCGAGAACTGGGACGGGCAGCCCGGCGCTGGCGGGACGTACGTCAGCGCGGAGGACATCCTGCCGCCGCGCACCGCAGCCCGGCAGCGCCAGGCCCAGCAGGTCGGAGGGTAACCCATGCCGCCAGCGCCACTGGTCCCCGCCAACGTCTACGCCCCGTGCCCGCGCTGCAACACGCTGCGGACGCTGATCGGCACGGGCGTGGCCTACCTGTGCGGCGGGTGCGAGTGGCCGTTCGCGGCGACGGCGGTTGCCCCGACCGGGACCGGCACGGCTGCGGTCACCACGGCATCGGTGGCGATCACCGTGGCCAGCGGCGGCGCGAGCTTCACCGGGGGCATGTGGCTGCTGTACGACACGGCGGCTAACGCCGAGATCCTGCGGGTCACCGCCACCGGCACCGCCACGAACATCCCGGTGGCGAAGTTCGCCAGGGCGCACAGCGGCGGCGCGACGTTCGGCAAGCTCCAGCTCACCCCGACCTACGTCGGCATCGAGCGGGTGCCCAACGCACCGGCCTGGGGGTTCTGATGGCGCTGAACCGCTATGTTCTCACCGCGACCGTAACCGTCGCGCCCGGCACCGCCGCGACCGTTGTCGCCGGGGAGCCGGGCACCGGGGGCGCGTCCGGGTTCGGCGGCGCTCCCACCACCGGGGGACCGCTGATGCCGTCCACCTTGATCAAGGGCACGCCGATCATCCTGGACCCCGCCAGCGCGATGTACACCGCGATCGGGGCTGGCAACCTCCGGGCCTACGTGCCAGGCCAGGACGATGTGGGCCACGCGGCCCTGGGCAACTAGGAGGACATCATGGCTGTCGTAACACCGGCTATACCGGCCTCTACCGTCCCGGTAGTGAACAACACCGGCCAGTGGGTCAACTGCGCGATCGTCGGCGGCACCATGACCAACGTGAGCATCAACGGGGTGACGGCTGGCGCTGGCGCTGGCAACTACGCGCTGCCGCCCGGAGCCTCGCTCACCATGACCTACTCCGTCGTGCCCACCTCGATGACCTGGACCACGGCCCAGCCCACCAGCTACAACCCCGGCTACTCGGGCTACAACACGCTGGCCGAAGGGCCTGGGTACAACCCGCTGACGCTGATGCTGTACCCGTCGCACGCCGAGGCAGGGTTCGCCGGGTGGGCAGCGGGGGTGAGCAACTGATGGCCGCCAGCCCGCGTGTCGTTGCCGTTGACACCCCGGTGACCTGGGACGGGTACACGACCCTGGTCCTGCGGGGCACCATCGTGGACATCCCGCCCGGCTCGGCGCTGGAGACCGCCTACGGCACCGGCAACCTGGTCTCGATCGGCCCGACCAGTGCCCAGGTGCTGTCTGGCGATACCGAACCGCTGGCGGCGAGCTGATGGCCGCGCCAGGCCAGCCTGGCTACCCTGGCTACGTTACCCGGTCGCCGTGGTTCGTCTTCCGGCTGCTGTGCCTGGTCGCTGCTGTCTGCCTGTTCATCGCCGCGCTTGAGTTCTCGGCCATCCTGCACGGCGGGACCGGTCTCGGCTGGGCCTGGGCGGCTGGCGGCGTCTCGGCGTTCTTCCTGGGCTGGGCGGCACCATGACCACTCCCCTGCCCACCGGCCCGGTGTACGCCTCGATAGATGACCTGCGCCTGTGGCTGGACGGTACCGACTCCGGGACCGGCACGCCGTCCCAGCTCAGCGATGACCAGCTCTCGCTGTGCCTGTACTCGGCGTCGAACCGGGTCAGCGTCTACGCGGGCGGCATCTACGACGGCAGCTCGGACGTGGCCGACCCGCCGCCCATCTTCCATGACCTCACGCTCGACCTGGCCGCGTTCTTTGCCTGGAGGACGTATCTCAAGGGCAAGACCATGGCCAGCGATCACCCGGTCTTCGTGGCATACCAGAATGCCACCCAGATGCTCAACGACGTCCGCGAGAACAAGATCGACCTGGACGTCGCCGTGGCCGGAAGCGGTGCACCCGGCCTGTCTGACAGGGCGCACTCCATCAACCGCATCCCGCCCATCTTTACCCACGCGGACAGCAACACCCGCATCGGCATGGATGGCGTCCTGGAGGCTGACACCTCGGCCGGGCTGTACTCCCGAGGCCAGTCCTGGTGGGGCGCGGGAGAGGCATACCAGGGGTGAGATGGAGACCTTCAGTGCACGGATAGCCGAGCTGCGCCGGATGACCGGCGCACCCGAGCGCCTGCGCGGAACGGTCACGGTGGACCAGGTTTACGCCCACTACCAGCACGAGCACCTGGAGTTCCGGCACCCGCGCGGCGGCCGGGCGCTCTACCTCCAGGCCCCGTTCTACGACCACTACCGCGAGTACCTGGAGCAGTACGCCCGTGACGTGCTGGATGACGGCGGGCACCGGGCGCTGGCGCGCTCGATGGAGCACCTGAGCGACAAGGTAGAGACCGAGGCTCCGGTGGAGTTCGCGGACCTGCGGCGCTCCGGGCACCCCGAGGTGCACCAGGGCCTGCATACCGTCTACGACCGCCAGCCCAAGCAGCACCGGCTGAGCGAGGAAGAGCTGCGGATCAAGGCCCGGCTGCGGCACCTGCCGCCTGAGCTGATCGGCTGGATCTGGTGGCACGTCATGCACCACCAGAAGCCGCCGCCGCATCTGCGGGGGCGCTGATGACCACGCCGACCGTAGCCGTGACCCAGGTCGTGATCGACCTGCTGACCGGGCTGGGCTGGGACGGGACGCAGGAGCTGGGCTACCCGCTGTACCCCGGCATCGAGATCCTGACCGAGCCCGACCGCGCGGTGTTCATCACCGCGACCGGCGGGCCGGGCTACACCACGGAGGAAATGGCTACCGATGCCTGGTCCTTCCAGGCCCGCGTGCGCGGTCCCACTGATGAGACGTACGAGCCCGAGGTCATGGCGCTGCGCCTGGACCAGATGCTGCTGCGTGCCCCGTACCCGCTCTACGTGGACGGCGTACGGCTCCTGGCCGCGAACCGGGCCGGGAGCCCGCCAGCGCCGCTGCCGCTGGACCCGAACGACCTGCGGCACGAGTTCACCTGTTCCTACATCGTGATAGCTGGAGTGTGAGATGGCAGCCGGACCCCGCGTGACCCTTCAGCCGATACCGCTGAACCTCAACCCGCTGACCGGCCTGTGGGTAGTCGCCACCACGCCCGGCTACGACCTGGGCAGCCCGAGCGCGATCACCGCGTGGAGCACCACGCTCGGCGTGCAGATCCCGAACAACGGCCAGGTCATCCTCGGCTACGCCTGCGGGGCGACACCGGCTGGCGCGTGGCAGGCGCTAGTCGGGGACCTGGTGGGCGGCACCGGCTCGGTCCTGCCCGCCACCAGCATCACCGGGACCATCGGTGCCAACACGGCGGGCTGGCTGGGGCCGTGGTCACCGGCCACCTACAATCAGCAGGCCCCGCTCCAGGTCACGTACGCGGGCGCGATCAACACCCAGGCGCTCACCGCAGCCGCGCAGGGCTGCGTGGTCGTGGACTTCACCACGACCACGACGCTGGCAGTGCGGGCCTACAGCCTCATCCCGATCCAGCCGTAGGAGGAAGCCGGACATGACAGTGCCATCAGATGCGGTGACAGAGGTCATTCCCGCTGTCCCGGCTGCGGATGAGCCAGCGCCGCCAGCGAAAGACCTGTCGTCCACGGCGGCGGGCCTGGAGGCCGAGCTTGCCAAGATCCGGGCGCAGGCAGCCGGTGAGGACACGGTGCGCCTGAAGGTCGAGGACCCCTTCGTGGGGTTCGCGCTCGGGCACATCAACGTGGGCTCTGAGTACACCGATATCCCGGCTCACGCGGTCGCCGCCATCATGGAGGGCGCGGCTAACTCGGGCGTCACCATCACGCAGGAAGAAGGCTAAGCCATGGCTGGTCCGCCCCTTGTCTACTCCGCGCCGAACTACACGACGACCAACGTCCTGTACGGGGTCGGCATCTTGTTCACCGCGACTGTCGGCACGGCGGTGCCGAGCGACCAGAACCTGGGCGTGGCCTCGGCCTGGACAGGGCTCGGCTGGGCGTACGTCGGGGCCACCGAGGCTGGCGTCACCGTCACCTTCAACCCGACCACCCAAGACCTGAACATCGAGGAACAGCCGACACCGGTCGCGGTCGTGGTCGGCACCGCCACCCTCCAGGTGACGTGCAGCCTCTCGGAAGAGACGCTGTTCAACGTCAACCTGTCCTGGGGCAACGGCGGCTCGATCGCGGTTACCCCGGCAGGTGCTGGCCAGCCTGGTAAGTCGATGCTCACGCTGAGCACCAACTTCCAGCAGATGGCCTGCGCCCTGGTCGGCCGTAACCAGCTCGGTTACGCTCGGGTCCTCAACATCCCGCAGGTCATGAGCGCGGGCCAGGTGCAGACGGCATACCGGCGGGCGGCTCAGCAGCGGCTGTACCCGCTCACGCTGAACACCATCTGCCCGTTCAACCAGATCACCTGGACCGACCTCACGGCCATCGCTACCAGCTAGGAGGTCGAATGGCAGGCTTTGAGGCCCAGGGCGTCGTAGAGGCGCTCGACTGGGATTTCAATCCGTACGTCGCGGCCAGGGGTACCATCCCCGAGCCCACCGACAACCAGATCGCGGCGTTCCTGACCGGGGTCAAGGCCACCATCAAGGAGGTGGAGGCCGATCTTCCCGAGGGCATCACGGAGAGCGACCCGGCCGCGCTCCTGGCGATGATGGAGGATCTCGACCCGGCCAAGACCATCGAGCAGATCGGCAAGATGGCCGAGATCTACTCGGCGCTGTGCTCGGGTACCCCGACCGTCGAGCAGATCATGGCGCTGCCGATGCGGGTCCGCAACATCTTCTTCGCGTGGCTCCAGGCCGAGGTCATGTCCCCGGAAGCCGCGAGTCCAGGTGGGAACGGGCAGGTAACGAAGCTGCCCACCGCACGCGGCGCGTAATCCTCTACACCGTCAAGCGCTACCTGGACTTGCTGCCAGGCCAATGGGATGAGCTGAGCTGGGATATCCAGAGGGCTTACCTGGAGGGACTGGCCGAGGATGAGTCGGTCCCGTTCTCCTGGAAGGAGGGCGGCGGCGAGCCAGGCGAGATGACACCCGGCGTGGCGGGTCCGCAGATCCGCGAGGGCGTGGACATGGGCCAGAAGGTGTTCGACCTGACGGCATTCAGGGCCGAGCTGGAAGCCGGGCGGGCCAGGCAGGCGGAAGGAGGCGAGCCTGGTGTTTGATGCCGGTGCGATCCAGGCTCACCTCGATGTAGACCTGGCCGCGTTCAACCGCAAGCTCGATGAGGCCGAGGCGCGGGTCAAGCGGTTCGAGGACGATCACCGCGAGCTGAAGATCACGCCCGTCATCGACCAGAGCGAGATGAGCCGTGCCCGGCAGGAGTTCAGCCGGTTCGACCAGCAGCTCACGCGGGACGCGATCCAGCGCTCACGCGGCTCGCAGGGCTCGGTGCTCGGCGGGCTGTTCGGCGGGAAATCGCTCCGCACCGCCGAAGGCGGCAGCGGCGGCAGGGCTGGCGTCAGCGGCCTGACGGCAGCCAGCCTGCTTGCGGGCATCGGGCGCGGCGGCGGGCCTGGCATCCTCGGCATCAGCGCACGGAACGCCGCGATCGTCGGCGGCGGCGGCATCCTGGCCGGGGCACTGCCAGCCGCAGCCGCGCTCGGCGGCGCGCTCGGCGTCGGCGCGGTCGGCGCGGGCGTTATCGGCCTCGGGGCCAAGACCCTGATCGGGACCAAGAAGGACCCCGGCCAGCTCTACGGCGCGGCTCAGCCGGTCGGCCAGGCGTTCGAGTCCACCATGAAGGCGGCTGCCCAGCCGCTGGTCGCGCCGCTGCGGACGGCGTTCGCTGAGATCCCGAAGATGCTGCATGATCTCCTGCCCGATCTCAAGCAGCTCTTCGCCTCGGCTGGCACCCTGATCCAGCCGCTCCTGCACGGCATCAACGACCTGGCGCACATGGTCTTGCCAGGGCTGTCGGCAGCCCTGCGGGCGGTAGCCCCGCTGCTGCGCCCCATTCTCGACGGGTTCGGCCAGCTCATCGCCGGAATCCTGCCCGGCCTGGTCTCGCTGCTGCGGGCGGCTGCCCCCGTCATCACCGTGATTGCGGAGGTGCTCGGCACGCTGGGCCGCGACCTGGGCTCCATGCTGTCCGATTTCGCTCCCGTGCTGAAGCAGAGCGCCGTCATATTCAAAGCCTTGTTCGATGTGGTCGGTGCTCTGCTGCCAATTATCGGACAGCTTGCCGCAATCTTTGCACGAGCACTGGCACCGATCGTGTCCGAGTTCGCCAAGATCCTCGTGGCGCTGATGCCGACCCTGATCATCGTCGGCAAGGTGATCGCTGACCTGGCGGGCGCGGTCATCCTGGACCTGGTAGCCGCCTTCAAGGCCATCGCTGACGTCATCATCGGCATCTCGCCAGCCCTATCCACTTTTGCGAAGGCGTTTTCGCAGGTCTTCACGGTCCTCGAAAACAGCGGCGTGTTCGCCGTGATCGCGTCGGCGCTGGAGGCCGTCTCCAAGCCGCTGGCCACCATGATCAGCCAGATCCTGGTCGGGCTGACCCCGCTGCTGCCGCCGCTGATCAAGTTCCTGGGCCAGGTCACGACCGTGCTGGCCAAGGGGCTGGCGTCGGCCATCATCGCCCTGCTGCCGCCGCTGACCACGCTGGCCATGACCGTGATCCAGGCCCTGGTCGAGCTGCTGCCGATCCTGCTGCCGCTGTTCACCGGGCTGGTCAACCTGCTGACACCGGTCTTCGTGCGGGTCATCCAGGATCTTGCCCTCGCCCTGTCCGCCGTCATCCGGGCGGTCCCGGCCTCGGTGCTGCGCGATATCGCGCTCGGGTTCCTGGCCATCTGGGCGGCCATCAAGATCGGCGGGCTGATCGCCTCGGTCTCCAACCCGGTCACGCTGATCGCCATCGCCGTGGGCCTGCTGATCGTCGGCATCGTGGAGCTGGCCAAGCACTGGAACCAGGTGTGGACCAACGTCAAGAACTGGGCCAAGGATGCCTGGGAGTTCCTGACTCACGGCTGGGGCCAGTTCCTGATGCCGGGACTGACCCTGATCCGGCTCGCTGTCGAGTTCGTGCGGACCCACTGGCGCGATGCCTGGCAGAACATGAAGGACATCGGCCACAACTTCTACACCTGGCTCTGGTCGGACTTCGGGGCCAAGATCGTGCACTTCATCACGGTGACCCTGCCGAACGCCTGGTCGAGCGCGGTGGACTCGATCCGGCGGCTCTGGGGCAAGGTCGAGGACGTCGTGAAGGCCCCGGTCAAGTTCGTGATTGACAACGTGCTCGACGGCCTGATCAGCGTCTTTGACACCATTACCGGCGCGATCGGCCTGGGCAGCGTGCACATCAACCAGGTGCACCCGTTCGGGCTGGCGGCTGGCGGCCGGATCACGGCTGGCACCGGCCCGGTCGCTGATGACGTGCTGATCCGGGCGTCCAAGGACGAGACCGTGGTCTCGGCGGCCGACAGCAAGACGCTGGCCCCGATCTTCGCCTGGCTGGGCATCCCCGGCTACCAGACCGGCGGCCGGGTCGGGCAGCCTCCGTCCATATCGGCAGCCCAGGCCCGGTTCGGGACCAGCGTCAGCCCGACCGGCGGCAGCCCGATCCCCGGCGGCGGGATCATCCACAACGTCACCCATGCGGTCGGCCAGGCCGCTGCCACAGTCGGCCACGCCATCGCCGGGATCGCGGGCAAGGCCATCGACGTCGGCAAGATGGGCCTGGCTTTCGTCACCGGCAACCGGAAGGCGTTCGAGAACGCCTTCGCGGACCTGCTGGGCCTGGGCACGGGCGGCGCAGCCGGGATCGTGGCCAAGATCCTGACCCAGATCCCGAAGAAGATGGTCACGGACCTCGTGAACTGGATCATGGGCAAGTCCGCCACGATGGGCAGCGGCGGCGAGATCGCCAAGTACGCCGCAAGCTTCCTGGGCAAGATACCCTATGTGTGGGGTGGGACTGCTGTTCCTGGTGGGGCAGACTGTTCAGGATTTGTCCAAGCGATCTATGAGCACTTCGGTATTGCTGCGCCCCGTACCTCCGAAGCGCAGGGCTCATGGGTCAAGCGTGGTCCTCCCACTACCGGTGGCCTGGCCTTTTACCACAGTCCGGCTGGGGGAGCCGACCCTGGGCATGTCGCTATCGTGCGCAACGCGCTCCAGGTGATCAGCCAGGGCGGCGGCATGGGTCCGCAGCTCATGAATATCCACGCGATGCCGCTGTTGTGGACCGGCGTCCCGCCCGGCGGGCTGGGCGGTGCCAAGGGCGGCCACGGCGGCGTCCCCGCCAATGCCGGTGCGATGGCCGCCTACTTCGCTAGCCACGGCTTCACCCGCAACGCCATCGCCGGGCTGCTGGGCAACATCGAGCAGGAGTCCGGCGGCGATCCGATGGCCGGGACCAACCCGCCAGGCCGGGGCCTGATCCAGATCCTGGGCGACCCCGGCGGGTCGCTGGCCCAGGAGCTGGCCCGGACCATGGTCTACATCGCCCAGAACGGGTCCGTCGCGGACATCAACGCGCACGCCGGGACGCCCACTGAGGCCGCCGTCTACTTCAGCGACAAGTACGAGCGGCCCGGCAACCCGATGATCCAGAACCGCATCGCAGGCGCGAACGCCTCCTACGCGGCCGGGTACGCCAAGGGCGGGGTGATCCGCGAGCCCATCATCGGCTTCGGCGGCTCGGGCCGGGTGTACACCTTCGGGGAGAACGGCGCGGAGTACGTGACGCCAGCCGGTCCTGGCGGGGGTCCGCCGGGCGGGGCGATGATAGGGAACGTGCACATCCAGCTTCCCGAGGGGCAGACCGTGGCCCGTGCGCTGAGCGAGCTGACCTACTGGCTGAAGGTCGCCCAGCAGCAGGGCTTCGCGGGGGTGCTCCCCGGTGGCTGACCCGACGCTGGCGACCGGCCAGTACTCGATCGGCCGCGAGGGCGGCCCCGGCTTCGTCTACGGGCGCGGGGCCAGCTCGATCCAGATCCAGCGGACGGACACCGACACCGGCTCGCTGGTGGTCCAGGACCAGGCGGTCACCGGGCACGACGGCCTGCTGTTCGGCATCGACACGATGCCCGGCATGGTGATCACCCAGACCGGCTTCGTGCTGACCTCGCCAGCCCAGGGGGCGCTGGCCATGGACGCCTACAGCGCCCTGGCCGGTGCCTGGAACGATCCCAGTGTGCGGCTGGCGGACAACGCGGTGCAGGTGCTGCGCGGCTACTACCCCGGCAGCAGCGTGGTCCGGCGCACCTACGGGCGCGGGCGCAAGATCGCCCCGGTGTACGGCACGGTCTACCAGGGCGTGGTGCCGTTCACCAGCCAGTTCCAGAGCGCCGACACTATCTGGTACTCCGACACCCCCACCGTGCTGAACCTGACCCAGCGGCCGAGCTTCCTGGGCACGTTCACGCCGCCGATGATCCCGCCCTACCAGCTCAGCGCCTCCAACATCTTCCAGCAGAGCGCGATCGTCAACATCGGCTCGCTGCCGACCTGGCCGGTGATCGTCTTCACCGGGCCGATCAGCTATCCGGGGCTGAGCTACGTCAACACGCCGGTCTCGGTCGGGTACAACGGCATCCTGAAGGCTACCGACGTGCTGACCATCGACACCCGGCCGTGGGCGCGGACGGCGATGCTGGGTAATGCCAGCGTGGCCGGTGCGCTCACCGGCAGCGCCATGATCAGCATGCAAGCACAGCCAGGATCAACCGTCGTGAAGTTCACCGGGCAGGACAGCACCGGCCAGGCCACCTGCGTGATCACCTGGCGGAACGCCACCCTGGCGATCGGAGGAAGCGCGTGACCTTCCAGAGCGCCGTCTACGCGGTTGACGGCAACGCCGAGAGCGGCAACTTCCTGCGGCTGATGCTCCAGTCCTCCACCGCCGGGGCGCAGGGCGTGATCGGCGCGACGGACCTGCTGGTCACCGCCACCGGCCCGGCTACCGCCGGGATCGTGATCGCGGGCGGGGCCTGCATCGTGCTCGGCGTCGAGACGCCTTACCAGGGCAGCTACTACGGCTACAACGTCGGCAACGACACCAGCCTGACCATCGGGGCCACGGCTGGCTCGGCCCGCTCGGACCTGGTGGTGGTCCGGGCCGAGGACCCCACCTGGTCAGGATCTCCGTGGGGCGGGCCTGCCTCGGGGCAGATCCTGTTTCCCCGCGTGATCTCCGGTGTCTCATCGAGCGCCACCACCATGCCCGGCGGGCAGTCCGGCATCCCGCTGTGCCGGATCGACATGCCGCCGTCCGTCAGCGTGGTGCAGGCGGCCTACATCCACGACCTGCGCAACGTCGCCCAGCCGCAGCGGGTCATGCAGGTGATCGGCGCGCAGGACACCACGGTCAGGAACTGGACCGTGGGTACGGCTGGCGTGGCCTGGCCGCCCGGCGCGAACTGGCAGATCCCGGTCCCGAGCTGGGCCACGATCATGCAGGTCAACTGGCAGATCAACGACGCGCTGTGGCAGTCCGGCTGGGCGCGCGGCTACGTCAACCCGTTCTTCGGGACCTCGGTCGGGGCACCCAACCTGGTCATGCCGCAGACCCTGGTCTCGATCCCCACCGCCACCGGCCCGTACCGGCACAGCATCGCCGGGGGCTTCTCGATTGCCGTCCCGCCCGGCCTGCGCGGCACCACCCAGACCCTGCAATTCAAGCAGGTCACCGATGGCACCCAGGTAGGCATCCTGTCCGTCGATGAGGGCAGCTCCTATGCCGTCGTCTATGAGTTCCAGCAGATCGCCGCCCTGGCGTAAGGAGAGACATGACACATCCCGATTTCGCATCGGCGTCCGAGCGGCTGACCGTGGGCGTCGAGCTGAGCCTTCAGGACTTCGTGCGGGTCAGCACGTCGTTCAACGTGAAACGTTACGACGCGGACATGACCGACTACGCGATGAAGCAGATCGGCTACGGGGACTGGCTCCCGCCGCTGACCTGGCGCGGCCTGACTCCCGACGAGTTCGCCAGCGTCGGCATCGGGCCGTACGACGAAACCCAGCAGGATGACTGCAACCTGGTCACCCAGGCTGGCTGGGTGGTGCTCCTGGGCGGCGTGGCGGGTACCTCGATCACCAACAAGTTCAGCGCCACGCAGGGCCGGATCGGCGTCGGCACGGGCGCGACCGCCGCCGCTTACGCCAACACGACACTGGTCGGGGACACGGGCGGCGGCTCGACCACGAGCTACTTCCAGCTCGTTTCCGGCGCACCGGCCATCGCCACCGGCTCATCGCCTCCTACCCTGACGCTCACCGCGAGTTTCGCGGGCGGCAACGCCAACTTCGCCTGGGCTGAGTTCGGCTCGGACAACTGGAACGCCTCGGGCGTGACGGCTACCGGCCTGGGTGCCAACGAGGTCTTCTTCAACCGGGGAGTCAGCGCCCAGGGCACCAAGGCGGCCGGGCAGACCTGGACCGCCACCGAGACCATCAGCTTCGGATTCCCATCGGGGTCCGGCACCGTTAGCTGATGTCCAACTACAAGCCAGCCGGAACCGAGCTGAAGTACGCCAGCTACGCGCTGGCCACCACCTCGGTCCCGACTGCCGCTGCCGTCACCGTCACAGCCGGGCAGCCGCCGATCATCATCCCGGCCGGGTACTTCTCCGACACCGGGGACTGGGCCAGCTCGGCGCGGCTGGTCATGGGCGGGCTGATGAGTACCGCCGCCACCATCCCGACCTGGAACTGGGGCATATACGCGGCGGTCGCCACCACCAGTGCCCCGGCGTTCGCCACCACGCTGGCGCTCGCCACCACCGGGGCGGCAGCCCCGCCGGGCGTGGTCACCAACGTGCCGTGGTGGCTGATCGTTGACATCGGGCTGCGCACTCTCGGGCTCGGCGCGGCCAGCACCCTGGTGTGCTGGGGCATGATCCAGTCCACGGCGGTCAACGCGGCCGGTGAGCTGACCTTCCCCGGCACCGGGGCCTACACCCCGCCATCGACGTACGACGCCAGCCAGGGCTATGTGCTGTGGCCCGGCCTGACGCTGAGCGCGGCCACGGCTGGCAACACGATCACTACCCAGTACGCCAAGCTCTACCTGGAGAACTGAGGGCCTTGCCCCGGAGGTGAGGCCCAGTGGCTGTCGGATTCGACGCCGTAGGTCCGTCTGCCGCCGGGGCCAGCAGCGCTGCCAGCCCGCTTACCTTCGCGCACACCTGCGGCGCAACCGCCACCGCGCTGTACGTCGGCGTGGCGCTTGGCCATTCCTCGGGCATCGCTGACAACACCTACACGCTGACAGCCACTTACAACGGCGTGGCGATGACGGCGATGAGCGCCGGGCAGTCCGCCAGCGGCAGCGCGCTCACCGGCAATAACGGGTTTGCCAAGGTCTTCAGGATGGCCAGCCCGCCGACCGGCTCGGCTCTCAACGTGGTGGTCACCGCGTCCGGGACCTCGATCAGCTCAATCTGCGCCGGGTCGATATCGGTCACCGGGTCGGGCAACGAGAGCGCGCTGGCCGTGGGCTTCAGTGCCTCCAGCGTCACCAGCGGCAGCATTGCCGTGCCGTCCACCACTGCCGGGAACCTGTGCCTGGCGTGTATCGCCACCGGGTCCGGCGGCGAGACGTGGACCGCCGGGACATCGCGCTACAAGAACGACCACGACACCAGCACCGGAGCTGGTAACGTCGCGGCGGCAACGCTGGCCTCGCCGGGAGGCACCGGCACGCTGAGCTGGAACCAGACCAGCGACGACTACGGCGTCATCGCGTTCGAGATCCTGGCCGCAACGGGAGGTGCTGCCGGGCCGCTCGCGCAGCCGCCGCAGCGCAGGCAGCGGCGCGGCACCCGTAAGGTCCGCCAGGTCCAGGTCCCGCTGCCGGTTGACGCGGGGGCCGCACCGGTCCCGGTAAGCCAGGCCGACGTCGCGGGCGCGGTGGACCAGGTAGCGGTGAGCGCTGCTGTTCCGGCGGCCGATACCGCAGCCGCAGCCGATACGCTCGGGGTTGCCGCAGCGGCGGCGATAGGCGACGTCGCTGCTGCGGCCGATCAGGTAGCGGTGAGCGTTGCCGTCCCGCTCCCGGATGCAGCCGGGGCTGCCGAGCAGCAAGCAGTAGTTGCCGCCGTCCCGCTGGCCGAGCGCGCGGCTGCGGTCGAGCAGCTCACGGCCAGCGTCACGGCCGGGCTGGCGGACACGGCGGGCGCAGCCGATCAGCAGGCGGTGAGTGCTGCTGTTCCGGTGGGCGACGTCGCCGCTGCTGCCGACGCCATCTCCGTGGTGGCCAGTGCCGCCATCGCCCAGGCCGACGCTGCCGGGGCCACGGAGGCGCTGAGCGCCACCGTAACTGCTCCTGCGGGTGATGCCGCAGGAGCCGTGGACGCGCTGTCTGTGGCCGTCTCAGTGGCTCTGCCCGAGACGGCCGGGGCATCGGACACGGTGAACCTCACCGCAGCCATCGCCCTGCCCGATCAGGCTGCGGCTACCGAATCACAGGTTATCGGCACCCGCCAGGCGGATACTGCTGGAGCGGCCGATGCCCTGGCCGTCACCGTCACCGTATCGCTGGCAGATGCCGCTGGCGCGGTCGAGTCCCAGGCAATCGGGATTGGCTACGCTGAAGCCGCCGCCTCAGCCGACTCGCTGTCCGTGGCTGCGAGTTCGACCTCCGCAGACACGGCTGGCGCGACTGAGGCGGTATCCGTCAGCGCGGCTGTCCCGGCAGCCGATGTGGCAGCCGCTGCTGATTCGATCAGCGTGGTCGTGGGCGCGCTCGCGCAGCTCGGTGACGTTGCGGCCGGGTCTGACCAGATAGCGGTCACGGCCAGCGTCCCCCTGACTGAGGCTGGAGCGTCAGCCGAAGCGCTGGGCGTGACCGCCGCAGTCAGCCTACCGGAGGCCGCTGGGGCGGTCGATGCGATCTCGGTGCAAGTCGGGGCGCTGGCTGCCCTGCCCGACGTGGCGGGAGCCAGGGACCAGGTAGCGGTCACAGCGTCCGTGCCCGTCGCGGACGCAGCCGGGGCAGCAGATCAGCTTGCCGTGACCGCTGCTGCGAGCGTAACGGACGCGGCTGGCGCTACCGACGCAATCAGCGTGGTGGTCGGCGGCCAGGCCGTGAGCCTGGCCGACGTCGCGGGGGGAGCCGACCAGCTCACGGCGGCGGTCACGGCGCAGCCAGCGGACGCGGCGGCGTCGGCTGACGCGCTGGTGGTCAGCGCTACGTCCCCGCTGGCGGAAATTGCCGGGGCGGCTGACTCGCTGGGCGTGACCGCCGGGCTCAGCCTAGCCGAGGGCGCGGGCGCGGTCGAGGCCCTGTCCGTGGTCATCAGCCAGTCCGTGCCGCAGGCCGATATCGCGGCAGCCCGTGATGCCATCTCGGTGGTCGTGAGCGTGCCGCTGGCCGACCGCGCGGCGGCGGGCGAGGCACTGACCCTCGCGGCGGCTGTGGCCTTCTCAGACATTGCCAGCGCCACTGACCGGTTCGCGGTCATCAGCTCCGAGGCGCGTACCGGCACGGTCGCCTGGGCCGCGTACGGGGAGCCAGCCAGGTGGCTGGCCGTCCTGGAGAAGCAGCGCTGGGAAGCTGAGCAGGGCGGCGCACGTTGGCTCGCGGAGCCTGACGAGGCACGATGGGACACAGAACCTGAGCAAGCCAGGTGGAGGGCGCAGATGGGCCGCACGCGATGGACAGCCCAGCCCGAGCCGGGCAGGTGGGAGGCTACCTTGCAGACATTCAGCCCGATCTCATCAACCAGCCCGGAGTTCGTCAACATCCGGTGGACATCGGACCTGGACGGCACCACGATCGACCCGACCCTTACTCCGCTGACCTGCCAGTACGCGCTGCCGGTCAGTTCGGGTGATCCGGCTCACCCGGCAGCAGCAGGCACCTGGTACACCGGGGCCTGGCTCGCGGGCGGCACCGGCAAGGGCTACGTGGAGCAGTGCATCGTCGGGCCGGGCACCAGCGGACCCACGCTGACGGCTGGCAAGTACGACGTCTGGGGCGAGGTGCTCGGCACGCCCGAGGCACCGAAGAAGTTCGTCGGGGTCCTGACGGTTTACTGATGACCACACCGCAGCTCCCGGACAGGGCAGGCGCGACCGATAAGGTTGCCGTCAGCACCGCCGTGCCCGAGGCCGATACCGGGGCTGCCACCGAAGACCTGGCCGTCAGCATCAGCGTCTCGCCAGCCCTGCCCGAGACGGCGGGCGCGGTGGACACCCTGTCGGTGCGGATCGGCTCAGCTCCCGCGCAGGTGCCCGGCACCGCGATCCGGCCCGCCAGCCCGGCCTTCATCCGCAGCCAGATGCCCCGGATGCACGTCCAGAACCTGCTGACCGGGGCCTGGTGGCACCGCGACGTGCAGGGCGTGCTCAACCCTTCCATCACCTGGGCGCTGAACGCGGCCGATACCTTCACCTGCGCCCTGGCCCCGCCCAGGCCCGACATGATGGACGCCAGCGGGAACGCGCTGCTGCTGGAGTGGCGCGATGCGGTCTACCTGGAGGAAGCCGACGAGGTGAAGTTCGGCGGCATCGTCACCAGCTCGCAGATATCCGGGCCGCAGTGGCAGATGACCGCCACCGGCTTCGCCGGGTACGCCAACGGCATCATCTACGAGGGGCCGAACGTCACCCGGACCAACATCGACGCCCTGGACGCGGTGCGGCTGATCTGGGACTGGATACAATCCCAGCCCGGCGGGAACATCGGCCTGGAGCTGGGCTCGGCCAAGGCCGGTTACCTGATCGGTGCTCAGATACCGCCCGGCGCGCAGACCGTCACCACCAAGAAGGCGAACGCCGGGGACACCAGCATCTGGATCGCTAGCGCCCCGCTGTTCACTGCCAAGGAGACCATCTCCGTCGCGGGCTACCCGTACACCATCAGCTCGATCGTGCTGAGCACCGGAGGCGTGCCCACCGGCCAGGTCAAGCTGACCACGGGCCTGGGCGAGCCGCACAACGCGGGCGACCCGGTAGCCCAGACCTCGCCGGTCTACACCACGCTGTCCCGTCCCGCCGCGTCCGGGGCGAACAACGTCTGGCTGACGGACAGCATGGCCTACGCCAACGGGGAGAGCATCCTGATCGGCGGCGATATGTACACCATCAACCAGGTGGTGACCGGTACCTTCGGCCAGATCACGCTGACCACGAATACCCGCAAGGCATACGGCAAGGGCATCCAGGTGGTCCAGGTCCGCACCGTGACCCCATGGCAGATGCTCTGGTACAACAGCACCGACTGCGGGTCCGAGATCAGCTCCATCGCCCAGGAAGCCCTCATGGACTGGCGCGAGCGGCACTACTGGGCGGACAGGACCAAGGGCACGATCCGGCACCAGCTCAACTTCGGCGTCCCCCGGCTCGGCGGGCGGCTGACCGGCCTGCGGTTCGCTGAAGGCGAGAACATCATCCAGGCGGCGTCAGTGAGCCGTGACGGGTCCAAGTACGCCAACGACATCATCGGGCTCGGCGCGGGCCAGGGCTCGGCGCAGATCCGCACCCAGGCGGTCAACACGAACACCGGGCGGCTGCGGCGCAGTGCCGTCTACTCCGACCAGACGATCTACACCACGGCCCGGCTGGCGGTCAAGGCCACCAAGGTACTCAAGGCGATGGAGAACATCGACACGGTGAGCCAGATCGTGGTCAAGAACCACCCCAACGCGCCGTTCGGGAGCTTCAGTCCCGGTGACGACATCCCGGTGATGCTCGCCAGCGGCTGGCGGAACACGGTGATCTGGAGCCGGATCATCTCGATGACCCAGGACCCCACCACCGACCTGATGACGCTGGCGCTGGCCCGGTCGGACAGCTTCACCTACCAGGCCGAGACCGGGCAGGCAGGGACGCTATGACAGTGAACGGGTACAGCCCGGCGGTCAGCCAGCTCGGTGAGCAGATCAAGCAGATGCAGGCCCGCATCCAGCAGCTCGAACGCAGCCAGCGGTCCAGCTACAACCTGGCCAACAGCTCGATCGACGGCGGCGCGCTGCTGGTCAACGATGACCAGGGCAACACCCGGCAGGTCATCGGCAGCCAGCCGGACGGCACCGTGACCATAGTCGAGGTCGGCGCGAATCCGCCGCTGACGCCGAGCGTGCCTATCGTGGCCGCGCAGATCGGCGGGCTGATCGTCGGCTGGGACGGGCTGCTGGGCGGTGCCGCGCCGCTGGCCGACTTCCTGTGGACCGAGGTGCACGTCAGCACGGTGTCCGCCTTTGTCCCGGACAGCACCACGCTGAAGCGGACCATGCAGGCCGGTGGCGTGGTTACCGTGGCCGGGCTGGACCCGAGCGTGGTCTATTACGCGGTGCTGGTCGGCGTCAACCGCTCGCGCACCAGCTCGCCGCCGTCCGCGCAGTCCTCCGGGCAGCCGCTGTCCACGGCCCAGACGCTCACCCCCGGCTCGATCACGCCCGGCTTGCTGAGCTTCACCGCCGGGGGCACCACGGTCAGCGTCGGCGGCTCGGCCCCGGTCAGCCCGCAGGTCAACGACCTGTGGTTCAACACCGCCGCCGGGGGCCAGCTCACCCAGTGGAACGGGACCACCTGGACCGCCTACCAGTACGGCACCCAGGCGCTGGCAGCCGGGGCGATCACCACGCCGCTGATCGCGGCGGGCGCGGTCACCGCCGCGCAGATCCTGGCCGGGACGATCACCGCGACCCAGATCCAGGCGGGCACGATCACCGCCAGCCTGCTCCAGACCGGCATCGTGGTGGCGAACATCGTGGACGGCACGGTGGTCACCGGCACGACGATCCAGAACAGCGCCACCAACCCGCGCACCTCGATCAACCCGGACGGCTCGATCTCGATCACCAACGCGGCCGGGACCGTGGTCTTCAAGATCGGCCCGGACGGCACGATCTTCTGGTACGACCAGACCGGTCACCTGCTGATGGAGCTGACCCCCACCGGCACCCAGGCCATCTACGCCTCGCAGACTGCCCCGGCCATCACCGACTTTGAGCCGCCGTCCGCGCCAGCGGTGCTGTTCAGCTCCAACTCGGCCTCCGCGTTCGGGTCCTACCTGACCGGGGTCGGCCAGGCCACCCAGCAGGGCTGGGCGATCACCGTGGTGGCCTCGGCGGCTGGCACGACCGCCGCGACCGGCGTCACCGACTCCCAGGGCAACACGTACACGCTGGTGCAGAGCAACACCACGGTCGCGCCGTACCAGCAGGTCTTCCAGGCGGTCAACGCCAACGCGCTGAGCACCAGCGACACGATCACGGTGGCTTACGCCGCATCGAATACGCAGCAGAAGAACATCATCGCGCTGGGCACCGCGTTCGTGCCGACCGTGACCCCGCTCGACTTCAGCGCGCAGGCCACCGGCACCAGCACCGCGCCGAGCGTAACCGGTACGCCGGGCTTCTACGGGGACTCGCTGCTGTTCATCGCCTCGTGGGCCACGGCTGGCGGGGCCGGTACCGTGCCGGACGGCTGGCAGCAGGCCATCTCGAACAACGTCTCCGGGCAGCAGTGGACGCAGGTCTGGTACTCCACCAACATCCCCGGTTCCGGTTCGGTCACCGCTTCGGCCACCATCACCTCGGCTGCGTGGGCTGGCGTGCTGCTCGGCTACAAGGACGCCTCGCTGTCGCCGCTGAGCACTGCTCCCACATCGACCGCCGCCAGCCTGTCCGCGTCCACGCTGTGGGCCGACAACGGCACGTTCAGCGCCAGGGTCACCAAGGTGGGCACGGCCACGTCGTGGGGTATCGCCTACCCTCCGTTCCCGGTGCAGCCCGGCACCTACATCGCCAGCCGCATCGTGATCGGCACGCTGAACATCGCGCTGAACGCGGTCGAGATCGGCTTCACCTACTGGTCCGGGCCGAACGGCACGGGCACCAACCTGGGCAACTCGTTCATCACGCCCGGAGCGCTGGGCTTCAATGCCTTCTGGTCGTGGGTCATCTACAACTCGTTTGTGCCGCCGACCGCGCAGAGCGCGACCTTCTACGTTATGGAGCGCCAGGCCGATACGGCGGGCCAGTGGTTCCTGGTGGACGGGCAATCCGTGCCCGGCGGGCTGGCCTACTCCAACAGCCCGATCGCCACCACGGACGCGCTGAGCAACCCGATCCCGCAGGGCATCAACTTCGTCGGGCTGCCGCAGCTCACCGACGTGTTCGGGATCACCGACCCGTACCTGGGCAACAAGCTCGCCAACATCGACGGAGCGGGCAACATCACCGGGCAGGTCGTCTCGGGTGTCAGTGACCTGCTGCTCCAGGGCCAGTCACTGACCAATGACGTCCTGCCGAACTATGCCCTGGGTGTCGTCGCCCGTGGCTGGACCCCTTCCGGCGGCTGGCCGTCAACCCCGGTCGGCACCACGAACACGTCCATCCTGGAGCTGGACCAGACTCTCTCGGCCGGGCGCGGTTACCGGATCTCCGTCATCCCGACCGACTTCATCCCGACCAACGCGGCCACCCAGTACGTGATGCAGCTCCGGGCCACCACCGATGGCAGCACGCCGGGCACTTCATCTTCCGTGCTGCGGCAGTCGGTCATCGCGTGCTCCAACGCCAACCTGAACCATATGACCCCGGTCTGCGAGTACATCCCCGGCAACCTCGCGGTCGATACGCTGTACCGGCTGCTGGTGACGGCCAACGTGCAGGCCGGGACCTTCCAGTACCAGGGCTCGCTGGAGCTGCGCATTGAGGATCTGGGCAACTGGCTCGCGGCGCAGTTCGGCAACAACGGCGTGTCCCTGGGCACCGGGACCGGCGGCGGCACCACGGTCCAGAACTACACCGAGACCTTCCTTCCGTCGCACACCTACTCCTACGATCAGTACGGGCTGAAGACCAGCAACGGCTCGATGTACCAGGGCTGCTACTCGGGGAACAACTACGACGATCACTCCTGGATCGTCTGGGCGAACGGCAGCCGGGGCAACAGCCTGTCCACGGTGCTGAACTACACCGTGCAGTCCGTCAAGCTGCGGCTGCTCAACCTGCACTCCTGGTACAACTCCGGGATGACCGTGAGCCTGCGCTACGGGAACCCCGGCTCGCCGGGCGGCACGGGCAACATCAGCGGCGAGCTGACCAACTGGCACATCAATGAGGGCCAGCTACTGTCGCACACGCTCGCCTCGGCGGACTGGTCGGCGTGGAAGACCGCCGGGCGGTGGACGGTGCTGAAAGCCGGGAACCTGTCCCTGGACCGCTACGGCTACTTCTACGGCGGTGGCGGCTCGCCTAGCTCAATGCCGCAGCTCACCGTCTCGTACTCGCACTAAGGAGATCCCATGGCCGTCCTGACCAGCCTGAACGTGGACGTGCTCTACAACCAGAGCGGTGCCGACCTGTTCGCCGCCTTCGCGCTGCGGAACATCAACACGGGTGACACGCTCGACCTGAGCGTGACCGGGGTCCAGCCCGTCTTCCAGGTGATCAGGAAGGCGGTGGTCATGTCGAACGGGTCGAACATGGCCGCGATCTGCGTCGTGGCCGGGACGGTGATCACGATGCCAGCCGGGCTGGCATCCGCCAGTGCCTACCTGTCGGTAACCGGCTGCTGAGTTAGGCTGAGCCCCATGCCCCGACCCTCCAGATTCCGCCTGCCCGCGCCGCCGCACACCTGCGAGTACCGCGAGGCGGTGGCCCGCGTGCAGATCGACCTGGAGCAGGCCCAGGCCCTGCACGGCAGGAACGTCATGGTGAGCGCCGCCAAGGTGCTCGACCTGCTGAACCCGCGCGGGATGTGGAAGTACATCGACGCGGCCACCGAGCCGATGAGCAAGGTGGGCGAGGACACCGAAGACCTGGACCCGATCACCGGCTGCAAGTCCGCCGCCGCGCCGGTACGCGAAAGGCCCGCCAGCTAGCGGCTGGCGAGCCTTGGGCGTGAGCTGGGCTAGCTCAGTGGTTCAGCCCGGTGATGTTGCCATCGGCACGGAGCTGGCCATCGCCATTCCAGGCGCTGTCGCTCCAGTGCTGCTTGAAGCCGTGCACGGGCACGATGACCCGCTTGCCGTTGACGACCTTCACGATGTACTTGGTGAAGGGCACGGCCTGGTAGTTGTAGCCGTAGCCGGACTCGCTGACACCGCTGAACGTGGTGCCAGCCGGGAACGCCAGCTCGGGCCAGGTGCTCGACGGGTAGGCGCTGTTGATCGCGCCGCGCAGAGCGGTGGGGACTAGCCCGTTGTGGGCCTTGGCCGAGGCGTAGAACACGCCGAACTGGCCGAAGCCGGACATGGGACCGGAGACCTGGACGGGCTTGAGAACGCGGCCCGCGTTGTGCCCGCCCTGGTTCGGGGTGAGCTGGCCGGGGAGATCCCGGAAGCTGCCCTGGTCCTGGAGCTGGGCGTTGTAGATGTACGGCGTGGTGGCCAGCGCCGGGTTGGCCGCGATCTGAGCCGGGGTGACCTTGCCCAGGTAGTTGACGGTCAGGGTGCGGGTGAAGGAGTCCTTCGCCCAGACGCCGCCGCCGCCGCCGTCATCGCGGTTGGAGATGTGGGTCACTGCCGTGACCGGGTGGCGAACCGCCGCGCTGGCGTTCGATGCTAGCGCCGTGGCGGGGACACCGGCTGCGATGGTCGCAGCGGCTAGCCAGCCGAGGGCGCGAGTGGTCTTGCGCATGGTCTTGTTTTCTTCTTCCTCATCGTTGCGGGCTCGGTGCGAGCCCTGCGGTGGTGTAAACACCGCTCGTGGCGGGCCTATTCCCGCCAGGTCTTAGTGCAGGTCCGCGTGGAAGTACCAGAAGTACCCGTAGCGGATCACGCGGACGTCCCGCATGGTCGAGCTGGTCACCCAGAGCGTGACGGCGGCGATCAGCACGGAGCTGATCAGCAGCACCGCCTGGACCGGAATCCAGAACAGGACCAGCAGCGGCAGGACCAGGGCGAACCAGGCCAGCCCGTGGGCCAGCCTGCGGTTCTCGTACCTCATGACTGCGCCTCCGGTAGGGGCTTGAAGCCCCAGAACACGCGGTGCCTGTTCTTCAGCTCGACCGGGATGGCCGGGAGTCCGCGCGTGGTGCCGCGTCCCTTCGTCCACCGGATGGTCCGGTAGTCGATGTCGTAGACGGACATCTTCTCCAGGTTGTAGCGGGTCGGCCCGTAGAAGTTGCCGGGCTCGTACCCGTCGCCGCCCTGGCCGATTGCTGCGAAGTCCAGCACCGGGTAGGCGACCTCGCCGCCTACCTTGCTGATCACGGTGCCGGTCTCGGCCTCTATGCCGTAGGTGATGATCTTGTTCATCAGCCCGCCTGCCCTGATGCCATGAAGTACCTGGTGAGCGCTTCCGGGTCGAGCTGGAGCATGCGCTCCCCGGTGTCGCCGCTGTAGGTGTTGAGCGCCTCGTAGGCGATCATCTCGTGAAGCGGCTGGCCGGGATGCCAGGTGCCCGAGACACTGACCTCGACGTACTGCCCGCCGTGATAGACGGCGGCGACGTCCCGGTCCCGGTGGTAGCTGTAGGCGTACCGCCCGCTGTCCGGGTCGGTGGCCCATCCGTACTCGAAATCTGAAATCTGTGGCATTGCTTCCTCATCGTCTGGGGCGCGGGGCCGGTCACCTGTCGTTGCGCCCAGGTCCGTGCTGGGGTCGTGATGACCGGTCCCGCGCTTTTGTCTTACACTGGTGTAAACACTCCAGCTCAGGCTTTTATTCCGCCCCAGAACCAGCTCACCGGGCAACTGATCTGCTCGTACCGCGAGTCACCTGGCGACACCGGCAGTACGCTCTGCCAGTAGTACCGGCCCGCCGCCTGGCCGGTGAACCGGTACCGTGTGCGCTTCATCGCGCCAGCTTGTACAGGATGTCCGCCGAGCGCAGCGGCAGGCCGTCCGGTCCCTTGATGTAAGGGCGGACCCAGGTCTCGGTCCTGCCGTCGCTGAACGTGCCGTCGTGCGGGGCCTTGCGGTAGTGGCCGCGCACCAGCCAGGAGCAGGTCCAGTCGATGTGCCGGGGCGTGGCGCTGGGCTTGTCGGCCGCGCTCCGTTCCGGGCGGCGCAGCGTGATCACCCGGACCAGCTTGTGCTTCAGGTTCGCGGCGCGCTTGGCTCCCTGGCGGCCGGGCAGCTCGGTGCGGCTGGCGGTGATCGCCATCCCCATGAGTATCCACAGCATGTGGACGTGCCAGTGCTCCTTCAGGCTGGTGTATACCTGGCCGGTGATCGGGATGGTGGCCTGGCCCATCAGGTGCAGCGGACGCGGCCGGACGTCGGGATCGTTGTTGTAGCCCCACTCGCGCAGCCGGATGGCTGGCATGGAGCCGACGAAGCTGGACTCGGGATTCCAGCCGATCCGCACGGTCATCTCCGGGACCAGAGCCCAGCTCACCGCGTGCATCAGCAGCGGCTCCATGTCCTCGGTGTCCTCGATCGACGGGCGCGGGATGGGCTTGTCCAGCCACATGAAGCCATAGCGGGCTGGCAGGTCTTCGCGCTGGATCGCGCCGATGGTCGGGTTGGCCGCAGCCAGCGCCTCGGCCAGGTCCACCATCTCGGCGGTCACCTGGTAGGTGGTCGCGCCGAACAGGTCACTGCCGAGCGATGCCAGCCAGGGGTCCAGGTCTTTCATGGAGGTGGACGGGTGCAGGTGGCTGGCAGCCCACTGCGGCGTGTCGCCCACGTCCCGCACCGCGTAGTCCTTCAGGCCCTCGCGGAACCACGGGTCCGGGTGGGACAGGGACCGCTGGAGGTCAGCGTGCATGTCCAGCACGTCGGTGGCGCTCAGCGTGCGCGGGCAGACCTGGCCGAAGCCCCGTGCGTCGATGTCTGCCCGCGTGACCGGCTCATAGTGCTGGCTGCTCATCGTCGTGGCTCCTTCTTCCTGGTCCAGCCGGTTATCCCTCTCGCTGAACCTCCTACGGTGATCGCGCGCCAGGGGCTCCATGCGGGCCTGTCGTCGGCTGGATCTTGCTGCATCATCCTCACTGCCGCGTCGAATCTGTTGTGGCACCGCCTGCACATCTGTGCATAATCAGCGGTGTCGTGGTATCTGCCCGTCAAGTTCGCCCACTCGTAGTAGCGGTGCTCACACCCCCACACACAGCTCGTTGCCTTCCCTCGCTGCCGGTAGATGCGTCCGTGCCTGGCGATATATCCAGCACGATCTCCCCGCCAGTTGGGGTTGTTCTCACGGACGCGGTTCACGTCGGCACGTCGCTATCAAGACATATCGCCAGTTGATGTCAGTCCTGGTGTCCGGCAGCCGGTCGGGCGGGTAGGTCATCTCAAGCTGGGCGGCTGGCGAGCCGAAGCTGGCGATCTTGCACAGCCCTATGCCGGGGTGACCCAGGTCGTGGTTCTCGTAGACCGCAGCGCCGTCGCCACGGGCCAGCCAGCGCTGGATCAGCGCCCATGCCTCGTCGTGCTGGGCCTGGTCCTCGTCGTACTTGTCATCGACGTAGACCCGTAGCTGGTCCTCGGTCCATTCAGGTGTTACCGGCATCGTGTGCTCCTATGTGCGCCAGCTCGGTGTCGGCCAGCGACTTGTCGTGGGTCAGCTCGGCGTCTGCCAGCCGGTCCCAGTCGGTCAGGACGTCCTCGGACTCAGGGCACATCGTGCATCTCCCAGGTCCGGGCGAACTCGTACATGGTGGGGAACTGCTGCTCAGCGGCCTTGTAGCGGTCCACCGAGCGGTAGTAGTCGTGCAGGAAGACGGTGACCATCTGCTCACCGCGCTTGCTCTCCACGCCAGCGAACTGGCCCTGGTCGAGTAGCGCGGTGAAGGCCAGGCTGCGGTCGATCGGGTTGCCCATCAGTACTTCCTCCACTCGATCTCGAACCCGCGATCATCCCTGGCCATGCGGGCGGCCATCCGGCGGCTGGAGGCGAAGTAGACAGCGATCGTGCCCTTCACCGCCAGGGCGTTGGGCTGGCTCTTGGACCAGCCCAGGATCTCGACGGTCTTGCCGTCGCCGGTCACCGGCCGGATACCGACGCTGTACCAGCGGTAAGTGGCGCTCATGGCCGGTCCTCCGGGACGTGGCTGTGCGCGTCCTCGACGTCGCACAGCCCGCACAGGCCGAAGATCGCGCGCAGCAGCCGCAGCTCCGGGTCGGACGGGTCGGCTGGCGGGCAGCACGACGCATCGTGCTCGCCGTGGCCGTGCTCCGGGTTGGTGCAGTAGGACTTGCCGCTTGCTGATCCGGGTGGCTGCCAGGTGGCCGGGGCGGGGTCCTCCACGCCGGTCACGATGAACTGGGAGGCCCACCCGGCGGCGTCCTTGACGGGGCGGTAGCGGGCGGCCAGGAGCATCCCGGCGCGGAGTATCGCGTCATCCTCGGTCTGCGCCATCACCTTGCACGAGCTGGTGTGCCCGTTAGTGCTGCGCTTGTAGCTGACGGTGAACTCGCGGATCTGGTGGCGCGGGTGGCCCTGGGTGCTCATGGGAGCATCGCCTTCAGCTCGGCCTTGATCCGCGTGGCGTCCGGCCCGCGCCAGTACCTGGCGTTGGACAGGAAGTACATCACGATGTCGTCGCCGGGCTCGTTGTAGAACTTGTCCTCGACGGTGGCCAGGTGCCGCATCGCGTCGATGTAGGGCACCGCGCCGAAGTACGGCTTGCGCCAGGTCTTGGTGATCTCGTCCGCGATCTTATGCAGCGGACGGGGCTCGGTGGTGGTCATGACTTCACTTCCTCGGCCCAGATCAGGCCGCTGGCCAGGCGCGGGATGACGTAATCGTCCAGCGTCCACCCGGCGTTGTCATGGCCCTCGATGAAGACGTATTCCGCCGTCACCTCGGCCACCTTGTAGTTGGCGGGCAGGTAGTTCGCTGCGACCTCGCCGGTCGGCCCGCCGATCTTGCTGCGGGCAATCCGTGCCCGGCGCAGCGGGACGGTGCTGAGCACCTGGTAGCTCTCGACCTCGGCCTGCGCCTCGCCCTCTTCCAGCACGCCCTCGTACAGCGCCCAGGCGGGACGGTGGTCAGCGCCGAAGCTCACCCGGTCGCCGTTCTCGGCGGTGCCGGTGAAGACGATGATCGTGCCCTCATCGCGGACATGGATCAGGTCTTCCTTCAGTATCGTGATCTGCATCGTTGTCTCTCCAGGAGCCTGAAGAGGGGCCGGGCCTTCCGGCCCCCTTGACTCAAGCATCCCTTTCAATGGTGTAAACACCGCAGGCCGGGGTGTTATTCCCCGGTGTACGGGATGACGGGAAGGCCGAAGCCGTGCTGCTGCTCGATGGCGCGCAGCTCGTGCTCGGGCGTGCCCAGCTCGCGGGCCTTGTCGTGCAGCTTCAGCGCGTCAGACTCTAGCTGGCGCACGCGGGCCTTGGCCTTCACGATCTCAGCGAGCGTGTCGGCGTAGTCGTGGGGAGCGTCTGCCCGCTCGCGCTCGCCGGTCAGCCGGTCGCGCTCGGCGCGGCACGGCTTCTCGTCGCGGCACACCCAGGTCGGGTAGCTGAGCTGGCTGCGGCCGGGCTGGCGCTTCAGCGTGCCGAACGGGAAGTGCCGCCCGCAGATGAAGCAGTGGGTGCGCTCGGCCGCGAGCCTGGCCGTCTTGAGATTAGCGAAGCCGCTGCGCTCCTGGGCAGCCTCGGCGTTGGCCTCGGGGTACGCGGTCAGGTTCCACTGGCGGCCCTTGGCGGCGCGGTCGTTGCGCCATACGTCGTAGACCCAGAAGCCGTGCCGGGCCACGTAGTGGCCATCGGGCTGGCGCTTCCAGGTGAAGGTTTGCGTGCTGTTCATCGTCAAGACTCCATGATCTTCTCGGCGGTCTCCTGGTAGGAGAGGCCGGGGATGTAGAGGTCCAGCTTGATCAGGGCCTCGGTCAGGTCTTCGGCGTCGATCGTGCGCGGCGGCGTCCAGTTGGCCATCGCAGCGGCGATCTCAGCGGAGTTGGGCTTCTTCGTGTCGTTCATACTGGTGTAAACACTCCAGGTCAGGTGGTTATTCCGTGACAACTGGCTTGCTCGTGCGAGCCCTCACCTTGACCACTTTGCCGATCGTGGAGACCGCCTTGTCCGAAGGAGCCTCGATTTCGCGCTTGCCGTGCTCGGCGGCCTCGGCCCCGCTGGCGAACAGCGGCACGTCGGTGGTGTAGTCCACGCACGCCTGCACGTCAACGTCGGGGTCCAGCCGTGAGGCCATCCGCAGCGCCAGCGTGTCGTAGTTGCTGAGCGCCGCCCAGCCCGCGCAGATGGACTTGTCCGGGTCGTTGTGGCACAGGAACGCGCCGAGCGCCCCGGCCATCGCCTGCTCGCCCGTATCGCCGTCGTAGGCGGGCAGCTTGTCGTACTCCGACTCGGCCCACACGCCGGACGGCACGTCGAGCCGGTACGGGCAGGACGCGCAGGGGCTCTTGCGCGGCTTGAGCTTAGGCACTGTCCACCGCCTTCAGCGGCGGCGGCTTGAGGTTCAGCACGACCCGCACCTCATCGTTGTGGTCGGCCATCAGCTCGACCAGGGCGCGCTTAGCGGTCAGCAGCGCCTCGTTGCGCTCGCGCAGGGCGTCGGGGCGGTCACGCAGCTCGTTGCCGCTCCAGACCGCGTGCATCCGCATCGCCCTGATGACCGTGCGGTTCAGCTCACGGCGCTTGGTCGGGCTCAGCATAGGGTGTCTCCTTCAGGGTGCCGAGATCCACCAGGGCGGACAGCTCGGCTATGGTGCGGGGGTTGCGCCCGCCTGGTCCTTGGTAGTGAGGCGGGGTGTACAGCACCTGGAAGCCATGGCGGCGGACCCGGTACGCGGAGGGCTGGCCATCGGCGTATCCGATGGCCTGCACCTCCACGCTGCCCGGCCCGTACAGGACGGGCTGGCTCATCTAGTCCTCCAGGCCCAGGAGCTGCATCAGGCCAGCAGCGCTGGTAGCCGCTGGCTTCCGGGCTGGCTCCTTCCGCTGGTCCCACGCGCGGTTGCCCGCGTTGGTGTGGGGGTGCAGCGGTGCGTGCCAGGACCCGTCCGGCTGGCGGACCTTCAGGAACTCGCGGTTCTCGTGCATGTCGTTGTCGGCCGCGCACTTCAGCACCTCGGCCAGCAGGTCCGTCTCGTCCATGTCGCGGACGTTGACCAGCCGCTGCTGACCGTAGATGGTGATCTGCCTGCGGCAGACCCCATCAGGGTCCGGGTAGCTGGTGTCCACCGTGCGGATGATGAAGCTCAGCTCCACCAGCCCGCTGGCGGTGTAGACCTCGGCGGTGGGCTGCCAGCCCGGCTTGAAGGCCAGGCCCTCAACGAACCGCACTGCCTCGGTGACGTTCATGCCGTCACCGTCCATGCCTGGCCCATGGCCAGGGCGAGCAGGTCGAGCTGGAGATCGGTGCAGCGCCAGCACAGGCGCTCGCGCGGCGTCCAGGGGATCAGCTCCCCTGCCTCTTCCCCGCACCCGGTGCACCGGCCAGCGGCCACCGTGCGCTCGCAGCTCGCGGCGTGATCTTCCACGGCGTCATACTGCGCCCTGGCTTCGGTTATCGTCATCTGTATCGTTGTCCTGCCGTTCGGGGCCTCCTTGCGAGGCCCTACGTTGGTGTAAACACTCCAGGTCCGGGGTCTATTCCCGGCTACCTAGCTGTCGCCAGCCGTTACCGTAGCGGGCTGGCACCCCGTGCGTGGTCCAGGTCAGCACCTGGCTGTAGTCAAAGTGGCGGCTCGGCCGGTTGAGCGGCGCGTCAGGTACCCCGCGCACCTCGCGCGGGAACACCTGCCCGGCCGCGTTCTTCGTCTCCCGTTTCCACCACTCATACACCCGCTGGCGGGTGATCGTCTCCCCGTAATGCGCGCTGAGCAGCTCAGCCAGCTTGGTAAACGAGACAGCCGAGCGCCACGCCGCTTCGGGCTTGACCCCGGCCTCTTGCATAACCGCCTCCTAACGGCCCGAGGGCCAGGCGGCGTACCGCCTGGCCCCCTGGTGTAATCAGCCTACTAGATCAGGCTGCGAGCACCAGGTTGAGCTGGTCGAGGGTGGCAGCGTCCAGCTTCTCGAACTCGCCGGTCACCATCTTGGTCATGTTCCGCTCGGCGCGGCCTGCGCCCTTCACGGTCTGGATGTGGTGCGCGTGGGTGTTGACTGCCTGGAGTACTCCGAACGCGGTGTTGGCCCACGGGGCTACCCGCATGTCGTTGTCCCACAGGTTGGTCAGCTCATCGCGCCGGTTGTCCCAGTTGGTCTGCCCACGGCCCTTGTCCTCCGGGCGCTCGCCCAGGTGGGCCTTCAGGAACTCGTCCCACTGGGTGTCGCTGACGGCGGTCGAGGTGAGCTTGTCCACCTCGGCGGCGAAGTCGTCGCCCGCCTGGTAGATGATGTCCAGCTTGGCGCGGACGTCACCGATGTTGGCGTTGGAGTACTTGCTGTGCCGGGTCTTGACCTTCAGGGCGTTGCCCTCGGCCAGGCCCGCAGCCAGGGTGTTGTCACACACCACGAGCTGGATACCGCGCTGGTGCGTGGTGCTCAGCGATCCGTCGAGCGAGTCGGCGGCCAGGAAGAACGGCCGGTACTTGACGCCCTGCGGCGTGTCCAGCGTCTCGGGCAGCTCGAACTGCACCCAGGCGAGCTTGCCGCCCTTCAGCAGTCCGGCTGAGCTTGCGCCGACGTCGGAGTCCATGACGTCCTGGCTGAGCTTGACCAGCCACTCGCGGTAGCTGTGCGGCGTGAAGCCATCGGTGAACTCACCGAGGCGGAAGCCGGTGTGCGGGTGGATCAGGGTGATCCGGTCCTGCCAGGTGGTCTTCCGTGTCTTGCCATCGGCGTCGGTCCAGGTGGACTCGGACGTGCCGATCGCGGGCTCCCAGTCGAACAGGCGGCGGTTGATGTCGGCCACCGGGATCTCGCCGGGATAGTGGTTGGGCTCTGCGCCCTGCGCGCTCTCGCGGTAGTGCCATGCCTTGTCGCGCTTGTCGGTGAAGCCGATCAGGGTGTACCTGTTCAGCCACTCGCTGGTTTCCTGTGACATTTCCTCATCGTCTCTGTCGGGTCTGACATTTTGATCCGGGCTGCTGTTGCGGCCCTACGATGGTGTAAACACCCCAGCCCACGGATCTATTCCAGACATGCCGGTGCCCGGCCCCCGATTGATCCCGTGAATCTCGCAGGGGCCGGGCAGCGCCAGCCGTTACGGCCGACGCCCCCGCAGGTTGTGCCTAGTCGGGGACCAGCACCCCCTGATTACATCGGGGCCGGTATCCCTCGCGCATTCAGAGAGCCTGCGGGGCAGCTAAGTGACCGGCTGGCGACCGGGTGACAACCGCTAGCTGGTAGTGCGTGTGCGGTCCCGTGGAGCAACCGTTCGGCTCTATCAAGCGGTATGTTTCAGTCAGCCTCGCTACAGCCGGTCACGTTCTATGCGGCGGTGGGCACCACCGCGACGGCCATGTCCTCGGCCACCTCGGCCGGGTTGGTCACGCCCTCGAAATAGTAGGCGTGTATCCACGGGTGGGTCTTGGCCAGATCGACGTACTGCTGGTAAGCAGCCTTGCCGCCGCCGCCGGGCTCGCCCAGGATGGCAACCGCCCACACCTCATCCCAGTCGCCGTGGGAGCCGTAGCCCTCGTCCGTGACGGTGGCCTGGGCGAGGTAGCGCTGGAACTTCGGCGCGTCGTTGAGCTTGCCGTCCGTCCACATCACGCGGGCGCGCACCGGCCGCTCGTCGCGCGGGTCGTCGCGGAACTCGCCCATGAAGTGGTCATCGCCCGCCAGGATCGCGGTCATGGCCTCGGTGCCGCCGCGCGGCAGCCCGTCGCTGCCGAAGTACCTGGTGGCGAACGCGGTCATCTTCTCATCGAAATTGGAGCTGTTCAGGTCCCCGTCATCGTCGCCGTCACCGATCGGCAGGAAGGCGTTGCTGAAGGGGTAGCAGTAGACGCCGCCCTTGTCATCATCGCCCCCGGCCTGCTCGGCTGCGGCCTGGGAGTCCAGCACCTCGAACGGCACGATGAAGCCGCGCACGGCCTCGATCTGGACGGACCAGGTGTTGACGGCTGGCAGGCTGCTCCAGGCCCAGCCCTCGGACTCGGAGCAGTCCAGGTACATCTCGGGCTCGACCTCGCGCGTGCCGGTGTTGAGCGGCACGATGGTCTCGCGCCGGGTCCGGTCCTCGGTCCCGGTGGGGACCTCGGTTCGGGTTATCTGCATCGTTCTTCCTTCTGTTGTGTTGGGATGGCTGTCAGTTGGTCTACTGCTGCGGCTGGCCGCCCGCCCAGCCCGGAGCCTGCGGCGGACCCTGCTCGCCGCCCTGCTGCGGCTGCTGGCCCTGCGGAGCGTAGCCCTGCTGCTGGCCGGGCATGCCGTTCGGGTTTGCCCACGGCTGCTGCTGCGGTGGCTGCTGCTGGCCCATCTGCTGAGCGGCCTGCTGCTCGTGCTGCGGGTTGACGCCGGGCTGCCACGCCTGGCCGCCCTGGGTGAACTGCTGCGCACCCGGTGCGCCGGGGTTCGGCTGCTGGGCGTACGGCGGGACGTTCGGGTCATAACCCTGCGGCGGCTGCTGGTAGCCAGCAGGCGGTCCCTGCTGCTGCTGCTGCTGCTGACCGTAGCCGGGCGGCGGACCCTGCTGGGGCTGGCCCTGGTAACCGGGCGGCGGGCCTTGCTGCTGCTGCTGCCCGAAGCCCTGGCCGTAGCCCTGGCCTTCGAACTGCGGCTGCTGCTGCTGCGGCTGCCACGGCTGCGGGGCACCGCCGGGCTGCGGGGCCTGCTGCGGCGGGGCCTGCCACTGCTGGCCCTGCGGCGGGGCGAAGCCCTGCGGCTGCTGCTGCTGGGCGATCTGCGGCATCTGGGTCGGGGCTCCGGGCGGCGGCGGCTGGATGTCGCGCACCTTGTTCCGGGTGACGCCCTCGTACTCGTCGTGAATGAGCTGGAGCAGGACCGGGTGGCCGACCATGGCCTGGCCCACCTGCTGCTCGTTCCAGCCGAGCTGCCACCATCCCTGCTGGCCGTACGGCGGCGGCACCGGGATGCCCATCGCCGCGAGCTGCCGGAACATCCGGCCCATGCCCTCGGGGTTGTCCTCGCCCTTGTTGGTCTTCGGGCTGACCGCCATGGTCATGACCTGCTTCATGCCAGGCCGGGGACCGCTGGTCAGGATGAACGTGATCGTCCAGGCCCCCTTGCTGCCGTCCTTGGTCCGGTCCCAGTCCGACGCCTTGACGATCGCGGTGTACAGACCGGCATCAACGAGCTGGCCAACGGTGTGGTCGGCCTGGCCGTACAGCGTGTTCCAGTCGTAGCCGCCAGCGCTGCCGCCCATCGGCTGGCCGCCCTGGAACGGCGTGAAGCCGCCTTGCTGCTGAGCGTACGGGTCGCCCTGGGGTGGCTGCTGCCAGCCGCCCTGACCCGGCGGCGGTCCCTGCTGAGGCGGTCCTTGCGGATATCCCATCGTTCTCTACCTTCCTGCCAAGACTTGACTCAGCATGGATTCCATCGTGTAGCCATCGCGGCCGGGATAGGCGATCGGGAGCGAGTACGGCAGCCTGCCGCCGATCCGCTCGCCGGTCTCGTACTGAGGGTGCGGGCCGATCAGGAGCTGCCTGCTCTGGTCGGGCATCGCGCCGAGGTAGCCGAGCACGTCAACGTAGTAGGGCAGGAAGTCGCCCACCTGGCCCTGGACCAGCGGACGCCACCGGCCGGTGCGCCCGTCCATGTGCACCCCGGCCACGAAGGTCAGCGTCCAGATGGGATGCACCGGATGGGTCACCAGGTCGCGCCATTGCCGGGTCACCCAGGACACCCGGCGCAGCAGCACGCCCCAGTCATCGCGCTCGATCTTCTTCCAGCCGACCCGCTCGTCAATGATCCGCTGCTGCATCTCGGTGACGCTATCCACGCTGACCGAGTTGAACGGGTGCTGGCCGCTGGCCAGGATGCGGTACGTCAGGTCGATCGTGGATATGTCCCTGGTCAGCACCACGCAGGTGTCCCAGGTGCCGTCCGGCCGGGGGATCGGCTCGGTCATCGGATTCCAGTACCGCTTGCGGCTGGGCGTCCAGAAGCTGGTGCCCTCGATGTCCAGGATCAGGCGCGGTACCGGCCCCGAGTCGGCCAGCGATGACTTGCCCGCCTTGGCGAAGCCGTAGACCAGCGCGGAGATGCCCTGGACGCGGCGCTGGGGCTGCGGCTGGCGAAGCTCGGGGTACTGCTGCGGTGCGGCAGCCCGGAGATCAGGGCGCACGGGTTGCTGCGCATAAGGCTGAATCGTCATCGTTACCTTTCCGGTGTCCTCACCCTATCAGAGCACAGGGGTCTGACATTACTGCTTGGCGAGCATCTGCCGGACTTCCGCCAGCGGGTCGCGCTCGTAGTAGCTGTAGGGGTCTTCCTGCCGGAAATGACCGGAACGTACCAATGATCCCACCCAGTCAGACCCGTCATCCATCAGCGGGCAGAGCTGCACGAACGGGCACCGCCAGCTACAGTCCGTCTCGATCGGCGTGGGGGCCAGGTGCAGGAGCTGGTAGTGGTTGAGCAGCGTCAGGTCAGCCTTGCCGCCGTTCTCGGCGTAGATCCAGTCCAGGTGCCGCCGGGTCTCCATGATCTGCTGGGCCAGCCCGGTGACCTTCAGCAGCGTGGACCCGATGTTGACCTCGGTGTACCGGAACGGGTCACGCTGGTAGTAGGGCGGCTTGGACCGGTCGGTGCGCTTGACCCGGCGCAGCGTGTTGACCATGCCGCCGAGCACGCGCGGCCCGCCCGGCTTGCCGCTGGCCAGCTTCTGGATCAGCGAGTAGAACCGGAACTGCGGGCTGAGCGCCAGGATCTCGTGCCGCTCGAACGAGGCGGCGGTCTTGTCATCCACGAAGCTCAGCAGGCCGGTCTGCTCATCGAGGATCACCCGGTCCAGCTTGGCGCGCAGGTCCACGCCCTCCACGCCGGGCAGCGGCACGGTCACCGCCGCCTCGGTGGCGATCACGGCCAGGCCCGCGTCCGCGCCGGTCGCGGCTGTCCACTCGATGTAGCCCTCGACCATGGCGCTGGCCAGGTCGCGCTCCTTGATCAGCTCGGCCTCATTGTCGGGGAACTGCTCCAGCGCGATCTTGTACAGCAGGTGCAGCACCGTCAGCGGGTCCAGGCCGTAGCCGTACATGCCCTCCAGCGCCGCGTGGATGCGGATGCCCAGGATGCGGCTGCCGGTCACCTCGTCAGCGTCGG